CGGGGTATCTCACCCCAGGGTGTGCCAACACCCTGGCCGGCGTATTTACCAAATCCCCCCGGCCGCGTCAGTCTGGAGGTTAGAATTTCCTCCAGACTTCTGTGGAGACTGATTTATTCTGGTCACCTAGGGTAACCACCCCCAACATGACCACCCGCATACGCGCGTGGTGCTTCACGCTGAATAATCCCACAGACAGAGATAAAAGAGCATTGATCGCGTTAGCGAACACGACAAGGTACGTCATTGCTCAATTGGAGCATGCTCCAACGACAGGTACACCGCACTATCAAGGTTACATGGTCTTCCACGACGGTAAGTCGTTTAGTGCACTGCACAAGGCGATGCCAAGAGCCCATTTCGAGCCTGCCCGGGGCACGGCGCAGCAAAATTATGATTATTGCACAAAGGCTGCAGACGAAGGCCAGCCCTCCAACGAGCTCGTACTCGAGCACGGTACCTTACCCCAGCAGGGGGAGAGGGTCGATATATCCCAGGTGCGTGAGCTACTCCGCTCCGGGGTCACATATCGTGAACTGGTTGACATGGATGTCAATTACCAGGTCCTAAGGATCGCACAAGAGTGGCTACGTGTACATGAGCCAGCTCGCGATTTCAAGCCAGAGGTCCGTTGGTTCTATGGCGAGCCTGGCGCCGGGAAGACCCGCGCGGCTCTCGAGTGGTTAGAGTCACATGGTGAGGTATTCACCGTAGAGACTCCCGCGAAGTATTGGGATGGCTATGACGGACACAACTGTGTTTTGTTCGATGATCTCAGAGCCGACCAGTGTGGTTTCGTGCGCATGTTGCGCCTGCTTGACAGGTACGCGATGCGAGTTGAAGTAAAGGGTGGTTCCAAACAACTCCGAGCGCGCTACATCGCCATTACAGCACCACACCGTCCGGAAGAAATATACCGAACATCTTCGGAGAACATCGTTCAACTCACGCGTCGCATATCGAGCGTAACACACGTCACACGTGATGACCCGGACAACGGCAGACCAACCTGCCGTTACGGCAACTGCGAACCAGATGAGTGTTTATGCCGCAGCAATGATGGATCTGATGAACTCTATGACTCAGAGTAAGATCCCCCCGGCCAGACTATTCTCGAATCCTGGGTTAGATCCCAGGACGAGATGTCTCAATCCCGTGGCCGCACCTACGCCAAACGGTCCGACAAGACCAAGAAGTTTGACGCGCTGAAGAGGACAGCCCTAGGCGCCTCAACATCCAGCAAACGTAACCAGGCTATGGACAGGATTATGTCCTTGTCCCCTAGCCGTCCCCCCAAGGAGTTCTTCTCCAAAGGCCCCGGCAAGGGTACTTGGTCCGAGACTGTAAATCAACGTGATCAGTCATCGTCGAAGACGACACTCGGACGTAAAACCACGGCAGCCCAGACTGCACTGAAGCTCACGCGTTCTCAGCTAGAGACCGTACTGCTTCGTTGGAACGGCGTACGCCCGTTCGACACGCGCGGATACTATTGGATGACCAACCGCGTTGTCACGGCAGGCCGCAGAGACCTGCCTCTCTACATGTTCGACCTTACTGCGCTATCGCAGAATGGCGGCACATCTATAAGCCCTCTGGTCCAGTTGACCCAGATTACCGCCTCGGGAGTGATGGCGTTTGACATTAAGTCATGTGACAACGCGATCGGATCGGGCGCTTTAACAAACACCCTTGAGGTGGAGCGTGCTCCATCCGTAGTGGTGCCATTCATCGCAGCCTCCAAGACGATGCTCAAGTCAGCTAATATCAAGCTGAATTGCTGGGGTGCCAAGTCGAAGGCGACCCAATATACCATCCAGCTCGTCAAGTTTCTCGACGACGAACTGGTGCCCAACCACGACGGCGCAGCAGCCGTCACGGGACAGACCACAAAGAGGACAGATTTTTATCAGGATCTCGTTAAGCCCTTAGTGTTTAACCCTATTTCCAAGACAGGTGGCGTTTTCCGCAACCGCATGAAGGTCCTAAGGACCGAGTCGTTCATCATCCAGCCTAATTCGGCGGACGATGGCGACACTGACCCCCAGGTCAAGACAGTGTCTATGTTCGTGGCAATGAACAAGATCATCACCTACACGGAGAAGGCAGTGATCGTCGATACCGACGTAAAGCTCGCCGACGACTCAGATTACGCAGTCAACGGGGCCACACAGTACCTGCCCCAGCCCCGCCCAAAAAACCGAGTGTACCTTATGGTACGCGCGTCCAACTACAAGGTTGACGCTGCAGAGACGAACACGGATACACCTTCGTTCGACCTGTCCATCCGTCTCAATCATCAAGTGACGGTATAAACCAC